ATGCCGTCGACAGAACCGCCAGCGGCCTGGATAGCGGCCACGGCGCTCTCGATGTTGTTGTCAGGAGCGGTAGAATCATAAGTAATGATAGCGCCGACGGTCAGCAGATCGTCGAAGTTGTAGGGAGCCAGGGCCGCAATGTCGGCCTTGGTGGCGGGGTCAATGCCGTGCATAGCAGCAATGTCGAAGCCACGGCCAATAACACGGGCAAAGCCGTCAGCAAAGGCCTCAAGGTAGTTGAGGCGGCTCTCAGCGTTCTTAACGAACTCATCGGAGACTCTCTGCTGATAAACGAACTTCTGGGGACGGATCACGACAGGGTTAACAGCAGCGTTACCGGCGGGCTTGGGAGCGCCCTCGGCGACCAGAGAAGCCTCGCCAGCGTTGGAGAAGACCATAACAGTCTCGCCGTTGAAAGGAATAGGACGGGCAGCGCTCAGACGGGCCAGAGCAGAGTGGCCGGTCACGGCGTTGAACATTTCGGAAACCAGAGTGGTGGGGAACTTAGTCCCAGCAAGAATAGTAGCCATTTTTTATCTCCTCATAAATTATATTTTGGGGTCGACCATGGACGCCGCAAGCGCCGCAAGTGCCGACCGATTGTTTGTCCCGGACGATTGCCCAGGCTCAGTAGTGCGGAGAGGCGGGGCGCTGGCCGGACGCATAAAGCCCGTCAGGGTCTTAGCATCTGCAAGCAGCTCTTCCTCGTTTTCCCCGTTCAGACGATTGGCCAATTCATACGGGAGCCCGGCCTCATGCGCAATTTTGGCCTTAAGCAGAGACATCTCCGCTTTGGTAGCTCTCGCCGTAAGGTCGGCGACTGTCTGATCGTGTCCGGCGTTTTTCTCTTTTTCGGTTTTCAGCTCTTCATTGAGCTTTTTGATCTGCCCCTCGAAGTCCTGCGCAATCAGCTTATCGTATTTCTCGGCCTTTTCTTTGGCCTCGTCAAAGCCTGCGTATTTCTTCTCTGCGGCATCTCTTTCCCGCTTGAGTCTTTCGCCGATGATAATGTCGAGATCTTCCTGAGTCTCGATGGCCTTAAATGCCATAATTCAAACCTCCCATTTAACCGCTGGTCGCGTCATTTATTGCATTAAAAAAGCACCCTTACAGATGCTTGTTTAATACCTTACTCTTTGCTTCTTAACCACCTTGGCAGTCGAGCAAAGCCAAACCGCCAAAACAGCGCTATCCAAAATTGCTATATCCAAGCTGTCATCAATCGACTTATAACCAAAACCACCGTTAGAACCAATTGGGCGGTGGTCGCAATGCGTTATAACTTCCTTTAGCGTGTTCTGCCCGCTGTGGCAAAGCGTCTTAGCGTAAAACTGTTGTTCAAAAACAGCACCGGCAGCGACAACCTCTGCCACGGTCGGCAAAACAGGCTTGATAAATCCTCGGTCTTGCATCTCCTTAGACAAGAGTGCTTGACCGTTCTGCCCGTCGATGGCAACCGCCGCGACATTAGGATTATGAAAATACTGATAAAGCCATCCGTTGCCCGCCCGGATCGGGGAGCAATCGATGGCTTCAACAAATATTTTCCCGTCTGCGGTTTTGGATGCAATGGAGAGCGCCACATTCTTTCCGTCTTTGCCGTACTTAACAGCGAGGTAACGCTCTTTCTGGAGCGTCGGGAAAGATTTGGCCTTGAGCTCGTCCCACTCCGCCGGGGAGAACACGGATTTTTGGTTATAGGAGATCCAGACACCAAGCCTTTGGATTCCAAAGTCGATCAAGTCGCCTTTGAACTCCTGTTTTACATTGCGCTCGGTGAGGATGTAACCAAGGGAGGGGTTAGTCTTGGCCCAGAGCTCCGGATCTAGCGGCTCCGTCGGGATATCCTCCAGGCTCCACTCCGCCCATCCGGTAGCGTCTAGCTGCCCCTCGATGGCCTGCTTGCGCATCTTGGGGAAGACATTGCCCGCCGAGATAGCCGTCGGCGGCGTACCGGTAAAAATGGTTTGCGGATTCTTGGAGTCTGAAACGGTATAGACAAGAGCGCTTTGCTGTTTCTCGGTGTACTCCTGAGCCTCGTCGATGATCAGTAGATCAAAGCCCTCGCCAAGGCCTCCGTTATTGGTTCTGGTGCGGAAGAAGATCGTTCCTCCGCCGGTGAGCTGGATGCTTTCCAGCCCGTATTGCTTGGATGCGAAAAAGGAACGCTCCGGCATTTTCTTCTTTTTCCGGGTGCACTCCTGATAACCGGCGTCGTTAAGAAGCTGATAAAGACGCCGGAAAGCGCTGTTACTTGTGGTAGTGCGGTGCGCTGTGTGACACATCCGCTCCCCGATCTCAAGGCCATAAAGCTCCCGCATGGCAATTACTTCATTTTTGCCATTGCGGCGAGGCACCTCTAAACCATAATTCATATGGACATAAAGCCCATCCTCGTTAATGGCTAGGATGTCGCTTATTTGTTTCTCTTGCCAAGGGAGGGCGGTGCGGCCCGTGCTGTTATAGAGCTCGACCGCTTGGTCACCAAATGACCGCTCATAAGGTAGCGTGACGGCAGTCGTGGGGGTTTGGCTCCCGGTAATGGTCGCCATTCTCACAACCTCCGCTTACATTTTTCCCGCTCTTGTTATGCGGTTTGCCGCTCGGCGGTGGCTAACATCGTTTTCCCGAGCGTATTCTGCTATCATCCGTTCACGCCGTGCCTTGGCAGCTCGCTTTTCTTCCTGTTCCAAGGCCTGCGCAAACTCCCGAGCTTCTAACGGTGTACGCTTAAAAGGCTCGGTGTCTTTGACATTTCGGAGAGCTTGCCCGGTATCTGTATACCAACGCTTTGAGTAAACATCCTGCCGGAGCTTGCCACGGGAAAAGGTCACCGTGCACCGGCAGCTTTCATGGCGTTGGAAGATCTCCGGCGGCTGGTCGCCATCGTAAAGATACTCACCGGCAAGGCCCTGGCACCAATCGCACGGCACCTCATAGCGCCGCTTTTTTGATTGCCGGATCTCGAAAGCGCCTAGCTTGCGGATGATTTTGGACTCAAGCCCAGCTTCCGCAGACACTCGAGCATTTTCCCGCATATAGTCATCGGAAAAGCTCTCCGTTATATTGACAATCGGCTCCCCGAGCCACCGCTCCGGGTTAACCGTATCGTCTACGATTTTCTCAATTAGTCCTCTCGCCCGCTCTTTTGGCCACGGCGCGATCACGGAATTTAGACCAATTTCGGCGGCCTCGTCCACAATTTTCTGGATCTCCACCGCAGCCTGGTTAATCAAGTCGTAATTCTCTCTCAGGGTCGTGTTGAGCACCCGCTCGACGATGTTCCAATAGTAGACGCCGCCGGGCATCATATCCTGAGTAAAGTTGCCAAGCAGAGCGCCGGAGAGCGCCTCGCCGTAAATAACGGACAAAGCATGGACATCCGCAAGGCTTGCGGTGCCGTCCCTAACCCTGTTAGCAATACGCAGATACCTTTGGTCTGAATCTATTGCCGTCCGGAAAGCCTTTTCGATCTTACTCAGCAGGCCCGGGACAATATCACCGGCCATTTACATCCGCCCTTTCTTAAATTCCGGTCAGCTCGTAAATCTTATCCTCGTCCATGTAATTTGGATAGTTTGCCGCAATCTTGCCCAGAGCGTCCCCGATAGCGCCAAGCATAGACGCATCGGCGGGGAACGGGGGAGCCCATTGGAGTTTGGTATTATAAAGCTGCTGACGGGAGTACTTGTAATTGTCCCGGATGCACGCCGCCAAGAAAGCCGCATTAAGCAGGCCAACGCCAAAAGAATCATGAGCGGCCTTAACGGAAAGCCGGAGATTCTCGTGTGCGGCCTTTATGGCCTCCTCGCTCGACGGGTTTGCAGACGCAAAACCCAGATCGTCCAAGGTGAGTCCCATCTCACCGGCAAACAGGCTTGCGAACATCCGGAGCTGCTCAACATGAGGCGTCATGCTCTGTTGACTGAACTGCCCGACCTTAACCTCGTTCTGGCCGTTGCTGTTCATGTCAAATTGCATCATGGCGCTCATGGCCGCCGCCCACTTATCGAGATCTTGTTCGGCAGTTGGATCGAGGCCGGTAACCCACTTCTGCGGGAACGAGTAGAACTCAGCGGAAAGCTCACTCCGCTTGATCGTCCTTAAGGCGCTGCCGGTGTGGCTCATGCACGCCCGAGTGATCCTAGCATGGCCAAACGGTCTGTTGGCATCCGGGCGGTGGATCACGGGCACCAGGCACGGGAACGGGGCTTTATTCTTTCTCCAATCGACCAACATACCTTTTTCATAATATGCCGTATAGTCGAAAGTAAAATAGGCCTCTTTGACCGGCTGGAGCAGATCGTCCCGCTCAAGAATCGCATAACCCTCCGTCAGCATCCCCGTGGTCGGGTCGATGATGCCGGTGGCGTTTCCGCCGTCGATGGCCTGCAATCTGGGATAGCCTTGCTCGTCCTCCGTGACATAAATAAAATCACATCCGGAAATGAGAGCCCCTTTCCAGAGAGCCGGGAGCAGAATGTCCCGATTGTTTAGATTGAGAATTTCCTCGAGCCCGAAAAGATCATCCTTAAACTTTCGGAACTTAATGCGGTCGGCCATGGCGTCAACGCCTTTAGCGCACCAGCCTACGACAGCGTTCCAATGCTGGAGCTCCGGCGGGGAGCTGATCCCAAAGTCAAAGGTCAAATTCCGC